TCGGCGCGAGCGGATCAAGGAACAGATCGGGCTGGGATTTGTCGGCATCTGTCTGGCATCCTGCATCGGGATCATGATTTACGTCGTGTTAATTCTGAAGGAAACAGCGAGGTGATGTGACAGGGTCAGCCACCACCACGGGCCTGATGGGGGAGCATCTAGCCGCAGCAGCGATCATTGGTCTAGGATTTCGGGCCGTTCCTTGCCCACAGGACGGCATTGATCTTCTGGCGTGGCAGGGTAACGTCTTTTTGCGAGTACAGGTCAAAAGCGCCAGATTGCGCAAACAAAGCGACAGGAGCTTGCCGAGCTATCACCACCAGATGGGGTCGGGTCGACAGAAGAAAACCCGCGCCGATCCAGAGGTCTATGACATTCTGGCACGCGTGGCTATCGACTGCCGACGCGTTTTCTTTACCGCAGCCGTGTCGGTCGATAAACTGTCGGAACGTCGCAGCCCGGAGTTTTTCGCGCAAAATAATCTAGAGGCGCAAAGCTGGCATCGGGCTGTACAAACAGCTTTGGAGTATCGACGCGATGGATTGGTCGAAATATGCGAATTTTGATGAAGCGGAATTTCGCTGTACGCAGACAGGGGAATGCCGGATGCAGCCGGATTTCATGCGCCGCTTGCAAGCCCTGCGCGAAGATTACGGAAAGCCCCTGACGATCACCAGCGGTTACCGCAGCCCCCAGCATACGATTGAGGCCAGCAAGGCACAGCCCGGCGTTCATACGCGGGGCATAGCGTGCGATATAGCGGTATCGGGGCGCGAAGCTTATGACGTCTTGGCACTTGCACTGAAGCACGGTTTCACGGGCATCGGCGTGGCACAGAAGGGATCGGGGCGTTTCCTGCATCTCGACACGTTCACCGGTGGCCCCCGTCCGAATATCTGGTCGTATTGATGCAGTGGCTTTTGCTTATGGTGATCGCCAGCGTCGACGGCGATCTGTCGGTCAAGGTGCTGTCGCGGCACGATACGATGGCGCAATGCCACGTGGCCGGGACTTATATAAATTGGTCGGAACGCCAGCCGATCAATAACGAAATGCTATGCTTCCCCACAGACAGAGAGGTGAAATGATGTTCGCAGTATTGGCTAAAATCCTAGGATCGGGCGATGTTATCAAACAGGGGCTGAACCTGATCGATGACATCCACACCAGCACCGAAGAAGAAGTCGCGGCCAAAAGCAAAGCCCGCATCGACCTGATGAATGCCTATGCCCCGTTCAAGATCGCGCAACGCTATTTGGCGCTGATGTTTGGGGCGACGTTCCTTGCCAGCTATGTTTTGGTTTTGTCGATGACGATCACGGGTTACGGTGACCCGGACGCGGTGACAAAGGTGATGGAACAATTCAGCATAAATTACGCTATCCTGATCATTCTCGGCTTCTATTTTGGCGGCGGTGTTGTCGACAGCTTCAAAGGCGTCAAGAAATGAGAAACCCCCAGCGGAGTGATCCGCCGGGGGCATACCGGACACGACCGAATTAGCCCGGTATTAGGTAAGCCGCCAGATGCGCCAGCCTAAGCCGTTCTCGGTTTTGCGGCTGGCATATCTGATCCCGCGATAACGGAAGGCATCGATCATTCTTTGCCTTTCAACGCGGCTGGCAAAAAAAACACTGTCGCCCGGTTCCATACTTTCAACCGTCCGACCATAGCCCGAACGCGTCCGGCTTTTCGGCGGCTCGATGTTCTTCTCGATTGCGATCTGTTCGATCTGTTTGCGTGTTCTGGGCAAGGTATTGTCTCCAACGCTGGGCGTGACATTCAAGGTGCAGCAGGTCACCGTTTCCGTCTGCAACCCAGCCGTCGCCTCTAAGGTCGAACGCCCGACCGCACCAATGGCATTGATGCGGCCGTGGTTCCCGTCTGATGGTCTTCTTCTTCCGGCGCATTTGTCAGCACCCCGTGACAGCTTCCGCATTTAACGACAGCAGGATCAACAAGCCAGATGCGGCCCCGTGTCTGTTGTCCGCAAAGCTCGCACGATACGAAGCGCGAGAAATGACGCCGGTACGGCAATTCAGAAGGGGATGTCATCGTCGAGCGATTGGTCAGTTTGTGCCGGTGCCGGTGCTGGGGCGGCTTCATCACGTGGCGGCAGCGGGTCTTCGCATTTCAGCGACAGATAAGTCAGCCCCTTCTGGCTGGTTTCGATCCAGCCCGACAGACGCTGGTCGACGCCTTTGACGTTAACCCGCCCGGTGTAATCTGGCTGGGTGGGCTTTGTCTTTTTGTCATTCTTGAACAAAGCGCCGCGATCGGTGTTGTCATACTGTTCTGGCATTGGTTATCCCTTCTAAAAGCCAATATCGTTAGACGTCCCGCCCGACCCTGTGGAGGAACTAGCAGGGCCGGACGGGGTAGCGCCAGAAGCAAGGGAGGAACCCCTGTCGCTACTGGCTAGATTACCATCATCGTCATCGGCGTTTAAGCCGAACATTGTCATCAACTGGACGCGACGGTAATAGGTGACAGCGGCAATCAATGACTGCGGCGTCTGTTTCTCTGGATGCAGCACCATAGCGCTACTAAAGCTTTCTCCTGTCTTCAGATGAACGACGGTCGTCACAAGCTGGCCATCGTGCAGATGCTGTTCAAAGCCTAGGCCGTATTTGCCAAGGTCAGCCAGAGCCGTCAGGACGTCTCCGAGCGTGGTATATTCTGACTTGAACATCGGGTTCTTCCCCGACTTGCCGACAGTCGTCGCTGCCCGGAAAGCTCCGAGCGCGTCGAAAAGCGTTTCTTTCACTGTTGCCATAGTTCTTTTGCCCTCGCTAGAAATTCGTCTTTGATCTTCCACTGATACATATGACGCCAATCGGGATCAATGATGGTGGTCAGCTGTTTCGGATCGGTGCTAATCGTCAGCAAGTTCTGCCGCAGCAGCGCACGCTGGCGCATTTCTTCCAAAGCTTCGGCAAGCCCCGATGGCTTTAATTCGTCGCAGTTATCAGCGGTGAAGATCACGGCATCGTGTTCAGCGGCATAAGCGATGACGCTATCGCCACCGACTGCCAGATTGTAGATCGCTGATTGGCAAACGTGGGACCATTCCGGCTTCTTCGGGATAGAGGCTTTGCCCCAGCCTGGCGTGCCATCCTTGCGGATGCCGGTCTTCTTCGGCCCCTTCGTTTTGATCTCGGCCGACACGATCCCGCCGGAGCTTGTCTTTTGCATCATATCGATGAAGCCAATGACCGGCACGGCCACGCCCGGAAGCTCGACGCTGATCGATTGCTCTGGCGTGCTGCCCGCAAACCCGCCATCGGACAAAACGCGCGTGCCGTTCTCAATGATGCCGGGGATGGCTTCCCGGAGCCGAACGCGCATATCCTCACCTTCGTCCGATATGCAATCGTCGTAATATATTTGGCCAGCCTTAATCGATGCTTCGAAATCGAGCCCATCACAAAGGACGTTCTGCATTGCATCGTGGCAGGCTGATCCGAGATGCGCCCGCCAGCCAACGCCTTGTCGCACCCGTTCGCCGGGGGTCAGGTAAAGATAATCGAAGACCCATTTCGCAGGCGTGCGAAGAAGCTGTGACGCCGACAGGTGATCAATCTTTGCTTGTTTCCATATGTCTGTCATAGCCATAGGAGTAGCGACTGTTCCCATCCGGCGCAACAAATATATTGCATTGGTGGGGATGATCAGCCAAGAATGCCGTCTGAAAGGGGACCGAAATGACCAATCCGCGCACAAAAGGCCGCTCTGGAGAATATGAGGTGCAGGGCATCCTGTATGAACAGCTTGGCCTGACCTTCAAAAGAGACATCGAGCAATTCCGGCAGGCAGATCGCGGTGATCTGATCTGTGATGAATGCGACTTCCCGTTTGTGGTCGAGGTGAAACGCTACGGCAAAACACGGGGCCGACCTGACCCTAAATGGTGGGATCAGGTATGTGCCGCAGCTGAAGCCGCTAGTAAAATGCCCCTGTTGGTCTATCGCTATGACAGACAACCGTGGCGGTGGCGGATGCCGGTCGAAGCTGTGATGAAGGCGGGTTTGCCGCACGGTCTGCACGGTGCAAGAGAAGACGCGCAATTTGATTGGGGCTATGCTTGCGAGTTTGACGACACCACTACGGCGATGATGATCATCCGCGAGGTGATGGCAGATGACTAAAGGTTTGCAGGTTGATTTCATCGACGCCGCTGAGACATACCCTTGGCTATTACAGAAGCATTA